GTTGTTGTATGTAATAGAGGAAGTTCAGCACCTTCATTATAAATATCATGAATAGATTTATTTATAAAATCTTTAACAGCTGTTTGAATACCTCTACTACTAGAGAATGTAGTTGAAGTCATTTCGACTTCATTTAATTCTCTTAAAATTCTATTTGATAATACTAAGTAAGTTGTTGCCATTTATTAATTCTTTTTTTTATATAATTTTAAATATAGTTTTAGATCACCATGAGTAATTTCTTTTGGTAAATCTCTCATACTTGCACCACTTTCATATCTTTTTTTCCATTTATTATAATTAGATATACTAAATGGTTTTGAACTTGAAGCAACTTTTATATTTTTATCATATTTATTTATATATGATTTAGTTCTTTTACTATCAGTTAAAGACATTATTCTTCCTCTTGTTTATTATTATCTTCTACAGATTGCTCATACTTAATTAATAGTCTTTTAATTCTAGCTTCTGCATCATCTAGTTGTTTTTTTAAATCTGTAATCTGCTCTTTAAGTGCAGAATTATCAGATTTGTATTCTTGAATTACTTCAAGTAATTGACTTTTCTTTTGAAAGGTCATTTAGTAATTTTACAATCTCATTTAATTTTTCAGATTGTGCATTTACTTTATTTTCTAAATTCTGTATTTTATTTAGGATAGATATATCATTAGTATTTACTGTTGTATAAGTTGTTTTTGCGTTTGCAGTTAAATCGTAAGTAGCCATATATCTCCTATTTAATAAGGGGGATAATTAAATCCCCCTTAATTATGTTTTATTATGCGTAAGTCACAACTTGTGCTTCACCATCTCCGTGACCGTCACAGTCAGCAGTCACAGCAAATACTCTAACTTTAGCATTTATTGCTCCTGTTGCTACAACTAGGTCAATAGTTTCTGCTGCTGCACAGTATCTATAACCTATTGAAGTAGTTCCTTTTGACGAATCGCCAGCTCTAGCTCTAGTTGTTTCTATCCCTGCAGTTGCAGTTGATGCTGATACAAAACAATCAACATCGTCACCATCTCCAAGAGATAAAGTTCCAGAGTTTCCAGCACTGTCAGCTGTTAAGATATCTAGTCCTGCGTATAAAACTAATGTATTTGCTGGTAAACTTAATACCTGAAATACATCGTTTGCTACATTTGTAGTTGAACTAAAATCTACAACTTGACTTATTACTTTTACTGTTGGGTAACTAGACGGATGTCCAGATGTACCCACTCCACTAACTGAATAAGTAGCCATATTTATATCCTCCTATTTATTACCCTACTGTTATAACACCTGAGTAAACTGCATCTGTTCTTAGAATTTTTCTTCCAAAAACATGCAGACCTCTAACGATGTCTGAAAATGAATCAGGGTCTCTGATAAGTTCTGTTTTCGCAATATGATTTGCAGTCGCAACTCCCGACTGGTGTCCATAAAGGATTGCATACTCATTAGATCCTGCTGATCCAAAAGTTTTAGATGCCGCTGCTCCACTTGAAACCGCAATTGCGTTTGTAGAGTAAAGTCTAAACCCAAATAAAGGTCTATCTGTTACCATACCGTTTCTCATAGAAGATGCAGAACCATCTGCCATTACTGATTGATCCATGATTTTTGCACCTGCTTTTCTCAATTGCTTGTAAAAAGCTGGTGGTGCAACTAACCATCTGTTTTCTTCTGGTACGTCATTACCATCAAGAACTGTTTTAGCAGCTGATATAACATCTGCTAATGTATCTGTCGCAGCATCTCCATCAATTGGCGAAGCATCTGTTCCAGTGTTCGCTGCTGATGTTGAAGCGTTGTCATAAATGTATTTTAATACATTGTAGTCATAGTTTCTTTTTAGTGAATAAGCACCTGAAGAAGTTGCAAGAGCTTCCCAATTTACGTGTGATTGTCTTTCTTCGATGTCATCTACTTTAAACGCAAAGTAAGATCCTTGGTCGACAGTTAATTGTAACTTGTCGTCTGCCAAAGATTGTGTGTTTACAGATTGACCTCTAGCGTAGTCGCTCACAGTAATTGAGGGCTCTTTCACGATATTTACCGTGTCGCCAAAATTTTCAATTTCTCCAGCGTAATCAGTGTTAGTAATATCTTCAACAACTGATGCACGTCTGAAAAACTTTTGAACCTTTTGACTATATACTGCTGGTACCCAATTACCTGATGGTAAATTGTTATAACCTGCAGCGTTTGACATAGTAGCCATGTGTGTTTGCCTCCGATTATATAGTTATTATTAAGGTTGGATTCTACCTTCTCTTACAGCTTTATCGATTTCTTCTTCATACTTTTCATACTCATTAACCGACATTTTAGAAATCTCAGCATTAGACCAAATCTTTTTAGGTTTAGCACCTTCAGTAGATTCAGCTTTTCTAGTTTTAGATACAGCTTTAGCAGCTTCTTTCTTAATATCTTTTTCCTGTTTATTAGAATACTTTCCAAGTCCTTTATCCATTTTATACAAGTCGATTGCTCTTCCTGCTAATTGTGCATTAGCTCTATTTTCATAAAGCCAATCTTGAATAACTGGATCTTGTTTTGTAGCCCATTCATGAAATTCATCTTTTTGACGAATCTCTTGAAAATCAGGATGAAGTTTAAGAAGTTCTACTTCAGCTTTTTCTTGTGCTAATTGTTCCTGTTGAGATTGAAGATTTTGATATTTAGTCTCTATCTCTTGTGCTCTACTATCCGCTTTGTCTATTGCAATAGTTTCCACCATTTGATAAACATCTGGATATTCTTTTTTCCAAGCCTCAAGTTCTTCTTTCGACTTAGGTGGAACAATCTTATTTGCTGATTGTTCTAATTGAGTTTTTAAAGTACGAACTTCATCTTTATGCTTTCCGAGTGTAGAATCATAGTGTCTTTTCAAATCGTCATAACGTTTCTTAAAGACACGGTCTTCTGCATTTTCAGGGCGTTCAGTTGAAGGAGTAGCTTTACCATCTGAGTTTGCAATTTCTCCTGATGCTTCAGTGTCCTTTTGAACGGTTGCTGTTTCTGCTTTTTCTCTATTAAACTTTTCTAATTCACCTCTAGCAAATGCTTCAGTTTCAGCATCGTCTTCATCACGATGTTTACTATAAAGTTTTACTTTTGGTTTCTTAAAAAGTTTATCTTTAGGAGCTTCAACTTCTTTTGAAGTTGTCGCTTCTGTTTCTTGGTTTTCCATTTTTTCCTCTTAGGTTGAGTGCCTTATGGATAAGGGTAGCTCAGTCCATAATTTGTGGGTTGATACTAAGATATTAATCCTTCGTCTATTTGACTGTAATCTATATCTTCTTCAGCTGTTTGAGGTATTGTTGACTCTTGTTGAGCCATCATACCTGTTGTATCTGATGATGTATCAAGTGGCACATTATTAGTATCCATCTGATCTGTACTAGATTGTATAATAAAATTCTGAATATCCTCTGGCAATGAAGTAAAAACCGAAGCTTTAATTGGTACAGTTTCTTCATCTGTCCCAACTCCTTCAAGCATAGGTGATATTTCAGGTATTATTTTACTTAGTACTGATTTAACAGATGGCGATAAAATTGGATTTAATACAATCATATCGTCAGCTGTCAAATTTTGTAATCTTTCTATAATTCCTATTTCTCTAGGTGTATTATCTATAGGTTGTGTAGGTTTTTCTACTCTTTTTTCTGGTTGAATTAAATTACTCATATCAGGTACTTGTGCATTAGTAGTAGGGTTATTCATCATTCCTGTTGTTGTAACTTGTCCTGTTTGATTTATAGCCATTATATTTTACCTACCCAATAACAAATCGGTAAAAGTATTTTTCTATATACTCTACCTAGTAAATGTTTTTTACCTCGCATTGACTGTCTCATATCAATTGTACTATGCACAGCAATGTGTTCTAATATATTTTTAATAATTTTATTTGTCTTAGCAATTTTAACTAATGGTAAGAATAATCTATGATAACCTCTTTGATACTCTAATGAAAGATCTTTATGAAACTTCATCCAAATTTTATTTCTAAAAGATCCAAAGCCATACGATTCATTCATCATAGTACAAACTATTTTACCACCACTATCTCCACCAGCATCACCAGTCTCTGCAACATTTCTCATTTCATGTGGATTTAATTGTTGAACTGTCCCTTGTGTTTTAGCTTTATCTCTATTATATTCTGATATATTATGATCATTATGATCTCTATTATAATTATCTAATTCTCTTTCCATATTTTTTGTATTTTGAATAAATTCTTTAGATACATTTTTAGTAGCAATAGTTTTATTTCTTTTAGCAATTCTTTTAGCTGCTGATTTTGCAGGATTACCAAACATAGATTGTGAATTCATACCCGCAAATACACTTTTACTAGGATTACCAGCTATTTTACCATTTTCATAAATACCATTTTCTTGACTAAAATAATTTTTATTAAATGAATTTCTAGATTTTTGTACTGGAGATACCATAGCATCTGCTATTTTAAGAGGAAATGGTTTTAAAAAGTCTACAGCTTTTTTAAGACCAGTTTTTTCATATGTTTTTTTAGCTAAATCTTTTGGTTTAGTAAAGAAACCTGTTGTAGATTGTTTTTGTAATTCTGATAATTCATTTCTTAAAGTAGCTTCTTCTTCATAATCTAAACCACCTTTTGCAAGTTCTGCATTTACTCTATCTATTTCAATATCTCTATCAACATCTTCCCAATCTCTTTCTGTTTTACCTGTAATATCTTCAAATTTTTGTTTTACTCTCATACCCAAACTTCCAACAGGCTCTCCACTTATAGCTTTATCTAATGGATTAAAAAATCCTGATAGTTGTGGCTGTTGTTTAGAAGAAGTTTTTATAATTTCTTGATTTTGATTACCTTCATTATCACCACCTTGATTCCAGTAATAAGGTTTTACATCTCCAAAAGCTTCTGTAGTTTGTGCTTGTGTAGTAGTGCCTGTTTGTTGTGTAGTAGTATCAGTAGTTGTTTGTGTAGTAGTACCAGAAGGTAAAGAAGAAAA